CGTCCCCGGACCCGGACCCGAACCCGGACCCGAACCCGTCCCCGGACCCGGACCCGAACCCGTCCCCGGACCCGAACCCGGACCCGACCCCGGACCCGAACCCGAACCCGGACCCGGACCCGAACCCGGACCCGAACCCGGACCCGAACCCGGACCCGAACCGTTGCGGGTAGGGCTTGGGGGCTACAGCCACCGCGACACCTTCAGGTTCGCCTCGGCCTCGGCGCTGCACTCGTACCGGGCGCACACGTCCCCGAAGCGCAGCGAGACGAGGCCCGGCGCAGCGCCGCTGATGCGGGTGGTCTCCGAGGTGCTGGCGCCCTTCGCGGCCACCTCCTGCAACGTCTGGACGCCCCCGAAGCGCCAGATCTGCCGCGCCTCCCGGAGGACAATCTCGTCCGCCTTCGGGTCCACCCGGACGAGGTACCCGCACTGCACCCCGGAGTCCTTCCCGCGGGTGATGATGAACGGTCCCGACTTCTTCGCCTTGACGACTTTGGCCATGGAGAAACTCGCTCCAGCACCCCACATCGGGCAAGGACGCGAGGGCGGAGCGACCTCAGACTGCGAGGATGCTTGGTTGACCTCCGCCTTGCCCGCGGAGGAACTCACTCTCTTCTACGCGCCTGCGATACGATGCGCAACATGAACACTTGTTCAACGGTGTCCGTCAGGCCTGACGGAGGGCTGACGGCACGCGCCCTAGAGACAGGCTTGGACCCGCGGCGTGAAGTCCTTGATGCAGACGGAGCCGAATGCTCGACACCCATTCACCCATGTGCCAGTCGCTCCGCATGGCGGAGGGGTGTTGGCGGGGCTGGACTGATCCAGCCAGAAGCCGTCCGCTGCCGGGAAGGTCGGCGGGTTGATGTAGCAGGACGACCCAGTCTCCATGCACACACCAACGGATCGCCACCGGACGGCGACCTGACCGTCGCAGTCGAAGTCCCATGCGAGACCGTTTTTGACAGGGCCATCGATAGGGATGTTCTGCCACGCGGTCTGGCCCGGGAAGGCGCGCGGATCTTCGTCGGCGCAGTCCAGGCCGTTCGTCACCCATCCTGGCGTGCCGAAGCACATGGTCTGCGGGGCGCCACCGCCAAAGCCGTCCCCATCGAGGTCGCGCCACATCTGGGTCAGCAGTTCGCAGTCGGCGGGCTCGGTCACGGGACCGCAGGCGGCCAGCAGCAGCGTGGCGACGAGAAGGGTTCGCATGGGGGCGCATCTTGACGCTTCCGGCCACCTTGCTCAAGGTCCGCGGCGGTGGCCAAGTCCTTGATCGAGTGCAGGACAATATTGGGGAACTGCTCAACGAGGTGGCGGCCGTCCCCCTCCTTCAGGCGAATACGATCTCGGCCCAGTTCGTCATCGTCGCTGGCAACACGGCGCTCACCAAGGACTTGGCCCACGGCCTCGCTCGTCCGTGGGCGGGGTGGGCGCTGGCGGATGTGGACCAGTTGGCGACGATCTACCGGCCGTCAGACGCCAATCCCAGCAAGTTCCTCACGCTGGCCGTCAAGTTGCCAGCCGCACTCGTGGCGGACCTCACCGTGTCGATCAAGGTGCTGGTGTGGTGACGCTACAGACAGCCCTGTGTGCGCACTTCGGTCACCGCGACGCAGGCTCCGGCCAGTGGGACGCATCTGGAAATCCAGACACCAGTGCCGCCACAGGTTGGCGTGGTGCCTTGCCAGAACCCGTCCGGAGTCGCTCCGGCGCATGTCGGGTTGTTGGGGCAGGAACTTGGTGCCACCGGGTATTGGAGTTCCTCGCGCCCGTCGCAGTTGAAGTCCCACAAAAGCCCGGTGGTCGCCCCTCCAGGAGACCCCATCCGCGTCGTCTGGAACGCGGTCTGACCTGGGAAGGCGCGCGCGTCCCAGTCCGCGCAATCGTCGTGCGTCAGTGCATAGCCGGCCGGGATCTCGATTCGCGGCGCCCCAGGGCGCAAGCATCCCTCCACGTAGTCACCCAGATCGGCGCCATGGCCGTCCCCGTCAGTGTCCAAATGGAAGACCGTCTTCTTTTGGCAGTCGGTCGGGATGGCGGGCTGCGGGTCGCCGCACGTAGCCAACAGCAGAATGCAGAGCGGAAGGGTTCGGATCATGGCGGCGAACCTTGCCACAGCTTCGGCCGACGCCAAAGCGTGAATGCACCATGCCCCTAGACAAGCAGATCGTTGGCGTCGCGTTCACTCAGGGACTCGACACCCAGACTGATAAGCGCATCGTTCTGCCGGGCAGGATGGTGGCGCTCCAGAACACGACTCTTTCCGAAGAGGATACCTTCCGACGGCGGGACGGGAATACCGCCATTGCGACCGGGACGGCTCTGTCCGGGGTATCGACGCTCGGGGATCAACTCCTGGCGTTGGACGGCTCGACAGTGAAGAGTTATGCACCGAACGCTGGCGCGCTGGAGTCGGTGGGGACGCTGGACAACCTCACGCTCTCGCTCGGTCAGATCGTGCGCGGCACCGGGGGCCAAGACTCCTACGACGCGGCGACGAGTAGCGGCCTCACCTGCTACGTCTGGCGGGACTTCACGGCGGCCTCGGTCATCACGGGCTGCAAGGTGGTGATCAAGGATGAGACCACCGGCGCGACCGTGCTGCCCGAGACTTTCCTGAAGACGGGGACCACCATCTACTGCCCGCGCGTAGTGGTGGTGACCGGCGCCTTCCTCATCTTCTACGGGAACAGCGCGTCCACCACGCTCTACGCCAGGGTGGTGCAGACCTCGGCGCCGTCCACCCTCGGCGCAGAGACCAGTCTCCGGACGGACCTGTCCACTAACATCGGCAAGTTCGCCGCATGCGCCAGCAGCGGCAACGCCTTTCTCTACTACGTGACGGATGACGCGACCACCAGCACGCGGGCCATCACAGTCGTCACCAGCGGCACCACCCCGAGCGTCTCGGCCGGGCCGCTGAACGTCACGTCGCAAGCACAGGTTGCGTCCACTCACATCGGCGGCGTGGCTGCGTCCACGTTCAGCGCCTCGTTGATCGGCGTCTACCTCGTAGCCGACAGCGGCGCGGGGACCCCAGGGCTGTGGGGAGCGGTGGTGACGAGCGCCATGGCCTCATCCGCTGCCGCGGCATCGAAGGACACCGCGGCCTCCGTCCTGACGATCTCCAACGTGACCGCCGTCCTGAATGGCTCCACGATGTTCGTCTACTCTGACGACTTCAGCCGCGACGGCGAGGCCACGGCTACCGCAAGACTGGTGCGCCGGACCGGGCTCGACTCGACGAACGCCATCACGTCGGCCTCCACCACCCCCATCAACAGCATGACGCGCCCGAACGGGACCAATGGGCCGTTCATTGCTGGTAAGGCGTTCCTGGTGGGCTCCACCGTGTACCTCCCCATGTTCATCTTGGAGGCTGGCACCGGCTCACTCCAGAATGCCTGGTTCCTGGTGAATGACTCGGCGCGTGTGGTGGCGCGAGCGCTCTATGGCACGTCGGGGCCGCCCTCCACGCTGGTGAACAACCTCGGTACCGCCATCGCGCTCTCCGCCACATCGATCGGACTCGTTGTGGGGCAGCGCACGTTTCTTTCGTTCGCCGCCGGGGTGAACGTGTCGGTCACCGGTATGGCCCGGATCGTCTTGGACTTCAGCGCGAGCGACCCGCTGATCCGTGTCCCGCTTGGGCCGTCCCTGGCGCTCGCCAACAGCACGCTCTCCGTCTTCGACGGGCTGTCGGCCACCGAGGCAGGGTTCTATTTGTTCCCGGAGGTGGTGACTGCCGTCCAGGGCGCCGCCGGTGGCGTGGTGGACGCGGGTGACCATCAGATTGTCGCGCTCTACGAGTGGATCGATGGGGCCGGCCAACGTCACCAGTCCGCCCCATCCGTGGCCATCACCTACACCGCCGCCGATTCGGCCCACCACTGCACGGTGACCATTCCGACGCTCGCGCTCACACAGAAGACCGGCGTCAATGTAGTCGTCTTCGCGACGAAGGCGGCCGGGACGATCTTCTATCGCGTGAACGCTGTGAACGCCCCGTTGGCCAACTCCACCACGGCCCCAACCGTGACGTTCGACTACAACGTCGTGGACACGGTGTTGGAGCGTGGGGAACTGCTCTACACCACCGGCGGCATCCTCCCGAACAACTCCCCTCCGCCCACCAGCGCCATCGCCGCCCACCAGGATCGCCTGTTCATCACCGTGGATGACGATCCGTTCGCCTTCCAGTACAGCCAACCCTGGGTCTCCGGATTCGGCGTCCAGTGGAACGAGACGCTCCGGGGCCGCGTGGAGTCCACGGGCGGGACGATCAAGGCGTTCGCCTCGCTGGACGACAAGCTCATCATCTTCCGGCCCCGGAAGATTGGAGTGCTGTTCGGCAATGGGCCGTCCACCACCGGCGCGCAGAATGGCTACCAACCGGTGCAGGATCTCCCGGTGGACGTGGGGTGCTCCGAGCCGCGCAGCGTGCTGGTGCTCCCCGAGGGAGTCATCTTCAAGTCCACCTCGAAGGGCTGGTACCGCCTCGGCCGGGACCTCCACCTCCAGTGGATCGGCGAGGGGGTGCAGGAGTTCGACGGCCAGTCGGTCACCAGCGCGGTGCTGATGGACACGCTGCGGGAGGCCCGCTTCACGCTCAACAACAACGGCTCCGACTCCATCCCCATGGCGCTGGTGTATGCCTACGAGCGGCGGGGCGAAGATGGCGTGGGCCAGTGGAGCACGTTCCTCAATGGCGGCTTCTCCCCGGTGGACGCGGTGTGGTGGCCGGGAGGCAACTCCTACGTCTTCGCCACCGCCACCTCGCTGGTGAAGGAACTGCCCCCCAACGCCAGCGGCTACGCCTACGGGGACTTCGCCGCCTCCCTGACGAGCGGAACGGGAGGGACGGCGCCGGCAGACCACACCGGCCTGCCCATCGCGACCCGGTGGCGCACTGGCTGGCTCAAGCCCTCGTCGGCCATCCAAGGCTTCCAGCGGGTGTGGCGCGTGCTGCTGACGGGTGACGTGGTGGGCTACCCACAGCCAGGGACGACGCTCCAAGACGCGCTCAGTCCCGGAGATCGCACCCTCCACGTCTACGACACCTCGGTCTTCGCCACGGACTCCCTCGGCACCCACGGCTTGCGCATCGGCCTGGCCACGGCCAACTACGAGGTCGCCTCCGAGGGGTTCGGCTACTCCATCGTGGACAGCACCCACCTCCTGCTGACCGACCCAACCGGCGTGCTGTTCGCCCACTCCGGCGGGGCGACCGTCCGGGGGACTCCGGCCTTCGGGGCCCGCGGCTCGCTCGTGGTGAACTTCTACTTCGACGGCAAGGACACCACCCCTTACCAGACCATCACCATCTCCGACGTGAACGATCTCGTGGACGGCAACGCCTGGAACGTCCGCCTCCAGCCCAACCTCCAGAAGTGCAACCTGATGATGGTGGAGGCCATCTCCACGCCGCCCACCATCCCGGCGCAGTCCGGCGGCTACGTGGACCCTGGCGCCTCCATCAACTTCTCGGGGATGACGCTCGAGGTGGGCGTCAAGAAGGGCGCCCGGAAGTACCCCGCGGCCCAGACGAAGTGAGGTAGAGTGCCCACATGGGAAACCCCGTCTCCGACTGGTGGAAGAACGTCACGAGCGGCACCTACGCCAAGCAGAACCAGCAGGCGGGGGAGGACTTCTGGCTCAACGGCGGGGGGAAGGGCATCCACGACTTCTTCTTCGGTCAGAAGGCCTCGGCGCCCCAGCAGCGACAGGTGGACTACGGGCAGTCGAACGAGGATCGGGCCCAGCAGATGGCCCTCCTCGCTCAACTCCAGAGCCAGTACGCAGGCATGGCGAACGGCACCGGGCCCTCGCTGGCGCAGGGACAACTTCAGCATGCGACGGACCAGAACATCAGCCAAGCGATGGCCCTCGGAGCCGCGCAGCAGGGCCAGGGCCTGGGGTACGCGAGCGCGCTCCGCAACATCGCTGACCAGTCTGCGGCGGCACGTCAGCAGGCGGCGGCGCAGTCCGCGATGATCCGCAACGCGGAGCAGATGCAGGGCACGCAGGGCCTGGCCGGCGTGGCGGGCCTCTATGGCGGGGTGCGCGGGCAGGACCTGGGACAGGCCGGGATGCAGCAGCAGGGCAACCAGTTCTACGACGCGCTCAACTTCCAGGCGTCGCAGGCGAACGCCAACCATGGAGCGCTTCCGGGCATCCTGAACGCCGGGGGCGCCATCCTAGGGATGGGACTCGGTGGGCCCGCTGGCGCGGCGGCCGGTGGACAGGCGGGCAACGTGATCACCGGCGGGTGGAACCCCAACACCACTCCCGCGCTCGCCCACGGCGGCATGGTGCGCGGCTACTCCGGTGGCGGCCCGGTGGACTCCACCCGGAATGACACCGTGCCCGCCATGCTCAGCCCCGGCGAAGTCGTCATCCCCCGGAGCATCACCCTCGCCCCGGACGCCCCGGAGCGCGCCAAGGCCTTCGTGGCCGCCATCATCGCCCACCGCCAGCGCCTCCCGGAGCCGGACGAGCACCCGGTGGTGCGCGCCGCTCGGAAGAAGGCCGCCTGATGCCGGACGCCCAGCGCCGAGAGACGCCAGAAGAGACGCCTGCCATCCACCACGTGGAGGAGCGGGAAGATCACTTCATCGTCACCGACTCCACCGGCGCCTTCCGCGTGGAGAAGTCCGGACTCGCGCCGGACACGCTGGCGCACATCCAAGGCATGGCGCACGGTGGCCTCGTCGGGGGGATTGCCGGTGGCGTCAGGGTGGACTCCGGTCCGGCGGAAGAGGGCGGGCAGGATGCGCCGCCCGTGGAGTCCCCGGATGACCCGGACAAGGAGCCAGGGCCCCGCCAGGTGGAAATCCTCGATCGCGGCCACCCCAAGCGCGAGGCCGGGAGCGGCGGGAAGTCCACCCCATTGTTGATGGCGGAGGGCGGCGGCGTCCCGGACGCCGGAGCTCCGGGGTCCGCCTTCCTGCCATACCCCACCGTGGGCCCGCCGGACGCCGGAGTGGGGGGTATGCCCGTCCCGGCCGGCGCGATGGCGCCCCCGGCTCTCCCCGGCGGCCAGTCTCTGTTGGAGCGGATGAATGGCGGGCCGCTGGACGCCTCGCAACTCTTCGCCGTCCCGCAGGCCCTCATGGACGCGGTGCCGGAGGGGCTCCGCCAGTTGGTGAAGACGACCGGGGCCGGGCTGGTGCTGGATCCGCTGGCGCAGGCCGGCCGAGCGCTGGCTCCCCAGAAGGACGAAACCCTCCCGGACACGAGCGGGCCGTGGAAAGACCCCGGCATGCCCCCGATGGCGACGGAGGACATGGCCAAGACGCCGGCCGCGCCTCCTGCGCCAGCAGCCACCCTTCCCGGCGGCGGGACGGGACAGGTGGGAGAACTGAACAAGGGCCTGGCGGAGCAGCGCGCGGCCCTCCTGGCGCAGGCAGAAGTCGAGAAGCAGCGGGGCGCGGCGCTGCTGCAACTGTCGGACTCCCACATCGCCCAGATGCAGGGCCTGGAGGCGGCGCACGCGGAGCAGATGGCCGCGCACCAGCGCCGGGCGGATGACCTCTTCCAGGCGACGCTCAACGCGAAGATCGACCCGAACCGGGTGTGGACGAGCGCCGACGTGGGGCAGCGCATCGGGGCGGGCATCGGCATCATCCTCTCCGGCATCGGGCAGAGCATGGGGGGCGGGCCCAACCTGGCGCTCCAGCAGATCGACCGGACCATCGACCGAGACATCGACGCGCAGAAGACCAACCTGGAGAACCAGCGCAGCCTCCTGTCCCACTACCTCCAGCAGGGCCGCGACATGGTGGCGGCGCACCAGCTCGCCAAGGCCGACCTCAAGGACATGCTGGCCGCCCAGATGATGCGGGTGTCGGCGCAATTCGGCGGGCAGGAGGCGGCGGCGCGGGCCCAACTGGTGAGCGGGCAACTCCGGAGCGACGCGGCGATGAAGCGCTCGGAGATCCTCACCCGCGACTTCGCGATGTCCAAGGAGCGACTGGCGCTGCAACTCGCGCAGGAGCAACAGCGCCTGCTGGGCACCTTCCTGACGCAGCCGCGCGCTCCCGGCGGCGGACTCCCGGCAGATGAGGCCGTGTGGGAGATGATGCCCAAGGACATGCGGGAGCGCCGCGTGCGGCTGCCCGGCGGTGGATGGGGACTGGCGGCCGACAAGGAGCAGGCCGGGAAGGTGGCGGATGGACTTCGGGCGGCGGATGAGCTGAAGCGGAACCTCCAGCGGTACTCGCAACTCCACCAGTCCGGCAAGCCGCGCATCCCCAGCGCCCTCGGCGGCGACGCGGCCTCGGCGGAGCAGATCCGCGGCACCATGACGGCTCGCCTGAAGGACCTGGAGAAACTCGGCGCCATCTCCAAGGGCGACTACGAGTTGATCGAGCAACAGATCCCCGACATCTCGTCCTGGACCACGGGCAACACCGCGATGGAGCAGAAGCTCAGCGCGCTCGGCTCTGCCATCGACGATGCCGTGGCCTCCCAGATGAAGGCGCTCGGAGTCCAGTGACGCCCGCCCTCTACATCAACTCCGCCGGCATGGTGGAGGCAGTGGACCCGGCTCGCGCCCCGGAGGTGGAGGGCCTAGGGTGGGTGCCCGCGTCCGTGGAGCAGTCCCGCGACTACTTCCTCGCCCAGAAGTACGGCACCACCGGGCAGGCCGCCGTCGCTGGCCTGGAGTCCTTCGGCTCCATGCTCTCCCTCGGGGCCTCCACGTGGGCGGAGACGGCGGCCGGAGTCCCGGCGGAGGACATCGCCGCCCGCGAGAAGCACAACCCCCTCGCCTCGGGGGCAGGCGCGACGGCCGGCATCCTCCTGCCCCTCCTGCTGAGCGGCGGTGAGTCCGCGGCGGCACAGGGCGAGACGGCGGCCTCCCGCGCCGCGTCCATGGCGGGCCCGTCGCTGCTGGCGAAGGCAGGGAAGGCCGTCTCCCGCGCCGTCCTGCCGGAACTTCCGGAGGGCGCCCCACTGGCGCAGCGGCTGGCAGCGAAGGGCCTGGCAGCGGCGGCCGGCGGAGCGCTGGAGGGCGCCGGGTACGAGGCCGGGCAGCTCGTCCACGAGTCCGCCCTGGGAGACCCGAATCGGGTTGCGGAATCCGCCCTTGCGAGAATCGGTCTCTCCGCGGCCACCTTCGGGGCGCTGTCGGGGGGTGGGGGCATCCTCGGGGAGTTGGCCGGGGAGGCGCTGTCCAGCATCAAGGGCGGCGGCGCGGGCGCGAAGCTGGCGGACTGGCTGGGCGACTTCGAGGCCGAACGGAACATCAAGGCGGCCGGCGGCATCCAGTCGGACTTGACGCGCGCCCGGAAGCAGATCGGCCGGGAGGGGCTCAACTCCATCGGCCGGGAGATGGGCGAGTTGGGCCTCGTGGGCCCGTTCTCCACCCCGGCGCAGACGCTGGAGCGGGCGGATGCGCTGATGGGGCGATCGGGCGCCACCATGGGGGACGTGCTGAAGTCCGCAGACGACCTCGCCGCGGCCGAGGGAAAGACCATCGGGGGCGGGTACTCCTCGCTCGCCCGCGCCCGGACGGAGATCCTGACTCGTCTGGAAGAAGACCCGATGCAGCGCCAAGCAGCGGCGCTGTTCAAAGCCGACCTCGACGCCTGGGAGCCGAAGTTCGCCAACGGCGCTACGTTGGTGGACCTCCACAAGATGCGCCGGAGCGTCGATACCGCCCTGTATGGCTGGCGCGGCTCCTTGGACCCATTCGCCTCTGCCTACCGCGAGGCGCTCCATGACTTCCGCAACATCATCTCCGACAACATCGAGACGGGCATCCTGAAGTCTAAACTCCCGCTCCCCACAGAAGCCGTGGCAACGTGGAAGACCGCCAACCGGGAGTACCAAGTCGCCGCTCGCGCGGCGGAGTTTGCCGAGAAGGGGCTGGACCGCTCCACCGGCAACAACCCCTTCGGTCTCTCCGCCATCCTTGGTGGCGTCGCTGGCACCGTCGCGGGCGGCCCTATCGGCGGCCTCGCCGCCACCGCCGCCACCGAGTTGACCCGGCGCTACAGCTCCGGCGTCCTGGGCGGCCTCGCCCGCGGCCTCCGGGGCCTGTTGGAGGGCGAAGAAGGCGCCCTCGTGGCCAACCGGACCGCCGAGGCGGTGGCGGCGGAACGCCTCGCAGGTGGTGCCGGAGTCGCCGCGCGCGCGAGCACCGCCCCGGAAACTGCGGCCGCGCTGTCTGTCCTGGCCAAGGCGCAGCGAGAGGTGACGCAGGAGATCGACGGCGCGCTGTCCCACCTTCTGCGCAGCGCCCCGCAGGCCGTGGGCCGGACCGCGGCCGCAACTGCCTCCCGCGCGGCCGCGCAAGCGGTGGAGGCCCGCCAGTTGGCGAACTCTCCGGAGCTGCTCCAGGACGCCCTGACGCGGCAGACGGACGAGCTCCACGGACACGCCCCGGACGTGTCCCAGGCCGCTCAGATGGCCGCTGCGCGCGCGGTGGCGTTCTTGGCCTCCAAGGCCCCGGCGACGGCCCTCCGCGGCCTCCACGCGAAGGGGACTCGCCCCAGCGCCTTCGAGTTGGGCAAGTTCGGCCGCTACGCTGACGTGGTGGAACGGCCCCTGCGCGCCCTCCAGCACGCCCGCCGCGGAACGCTCACCCCGGAGCATGTAGGCGCGCTGCGTATCGTGTACCCGGCGCTTCACCGGCAGATCCAGTCCCGACTGATGGACCAACTCATGGGCCATGGGGGGAAGACAATCTCCCCACAGTCGCGCATGATGCTCTCCATGCTGACGGGGTATCCGCTGGACGGGAGTCTCGGGTGGAACGCCATCGCGGCGAACCAAGCGGTGTACGCCCGCCCGGCACAGCAGCCAATGGACGGTCCGGTGGGAAGCCCGAACGCGGTGGCCCTGAAGCAGGCGGGGCGGGTGCAGACGGCCGGGCAGCGGCGCGAGTCGCGGCTCGGCGGGGAGAGTTGACATGGCGCAGGGAGGCCCGAAGCCAAGCGCGTTCTACCTGGAGCGGCAGGCCGCGACGCGGAACCCGGCGACGCCGGCTCCGGTGACTGTCTCCGCAGCTGGCGAGTACCCGCTCACATCGCTCTGCGCGGTGGGGCAGACCGATCCAGGAGCGGGCACCACCCGCGCGGGCGATGGGCTCTGGCTCTCCGGCCTGATGGCGATCACCGTCACCCTCTACCCCAACCCCGGCCTGGCGCTGACCGGCGGAAGCCTGCTGGGGTGGGTGTGGACGCCGTTCCAGCAGGTGTGGTGCCGCGCGCCGGACCTGGACTTGACCGTCACCTCCGGGACATACACCGGCCCCAACGGCTACCTCTTCGCGCCGATGCGCGTCCCGAACCGGAGCGGCTTCATCCTGCTCTATGCGGCGTCCAGCCTCACCGGCACGTCGGCCGACTTCCTCCTGCGCATCGACGGCTTCCAGAGCGTCCTTGGGATGGGCACGTCATGAAGCGCTGGCAGTGGGGAGTGGTGGCCATCCTCGGGGCGTTGGTGGCGCTGGAGGCGTTGGTGTACGCGCAGCCGGCGCCGAACAACTGCGGCCTCAACATGCTGTGCCGGGTGCGGGACCTGATCGTCACCGGTACCGCCACCTTCATCGGCAACGTCACGCTCGATGGCGGATCCACCGTAAACGGGGACTTCTACGTCAACGGCGATGCTGGCATTTCCACAAACCTGAGCATCGTTGGATTCACCCAAGGCCAGGACGCCGGCTTCAACCGCGTCGGCGTGACGGCCGGACTGCACACGCTCAACACCGCCGGCACCATGTGCTTCAACGGCACGACTGGCCCGTGCATCGGGTACCAAGGAGCCACGGACGTCGGCCCCACCGGCACCAACGGCTGGGTCGTCCCCGGCCGCTCCCAAGCCCAAGGCGTCCTCGACGTCCTCGGCTACGCGTCCAACAGCGGCTTGAGCTCCAACTGCCTGCCGGACCACGGGAATGCGTTCTGCATCAACGACACGGGTGGCCTCTCGGGCTCCAACGGGGCCAGTCTCGCGATGTGGGACTTCACCACCGCGGGCACGCTCTCCCTGGACGGTGGCATCAACGTGGGCGACAGCACCGGCACGCCGCTGGGGGCGATCACCTCCGCGGGCCTGCACCAGAGCGCGGCCACCTCCGGGAACCAGTTCGCCTGCACCGGCGCGGCCACCTGCAACGTCCAGAGCGCCTCCGGGCAGACGGCGGCACTGGACTGCGGCGGCGGGACATGCACCGCCAGCCTCGGCGCCACCAATGCCACCACCTCCGTCGTGGGCCGCTCCGGGCAGACCACCACCATCAACGGGAGCGCCACCTTCGGGACGGCTGGACCCAGCCTCGGCGGCGCCGTCACCGGCACCGTGGGCGTCTACGCGGCCGGGCTGCTGACGGCCACCACCAACTACGGCGCCTTCTCCTTCGCCAACAGCGTCACCAACGTCTCGCTGGGCAACGTCACCTGCACCCACGCCGTGGCCGGCACCAGCACGGCGGCAACGTTGGCCGTCCGCAACGTGACGGACTCCAGCACCCTCTGCTCCGGCTCCTACTCCTGCACCACGTCGGCGAACACGCCGACGCTCATCTTCGCCTGTAACCAAGCGCCGCTGGCGAACAAGGCGTACGCGCTCCAGTTCACCACCGGCTGCGGCGGGACGCAGGTGACGGGCCTCAACTGCTCCATCGAAGTCGCCCACTGAAAGGGGATTCCTGATGCCGAAGACCATCCTCACCCGCCGCCTGTTGCTGGGAGTCGCCGCGGCGGGCGCCGTGGGCGGCTCCCTCATCGGGGGCGTGCTGGTGCTCCGCCCCGGCGTCGGCCAGGCCGCCGCCTTCGGTGGCGCCAACCCCGTTCTATTCAGCCAGGGCGGGCACGTCATCGTCGGCACCGCCACCGTCAGTTGCGCCGGGGAGTGCGTGGTGGCCACCGACGAGGGGGACGACTTCCGGACGTGTCCACTCCGTTTGTCGCCCAAGGCCTCCTACGCGGCCTGCCTGACGGCGCTGAACGCTGCCTGCGTCGCCACCTGCAAGACCACCCCATGACGCGCGCCATGCTCTTGTTGGCGCTCGCCGGCACGCCCATCCTGGGGCCCGCCGTCACATCCCCGAAGCCGGACGGCTCGTGGAAGTGCGCCGCGGCGTGCTACGTGGACGGCAACGTGGACGGCGGCTCTTGCCACGTCCCCATATCGGCCACGGGCCCAACGGAGGACGCATGCAAGGCCAAACTCGCCACCCGGTGCGCAGCGACGAAGCCGCCGCCAGGCGGGTGCCGTCTGGGCGCTCCATAGTCGGAGCCCTCGTCGCCGCAGTGGTGGCGCTCGCTGGTGGTGGCGGGGCCGGCTACTACGCCCGGAGCGCCTCCGGGGAATCCGCGCCGCTGGAGCGCGTGTCGGCGCTCGAGCGCTGGCAGGCCGCGAAGGTGGCAACGGACGCCATCGAGGCCCAGCAGCGGACGGACTTCGTTCTCGCCATCCGGGACATGACGGCCACCAACGCCTCGGTGAGGGACGCGGTGATCGCCCTCACTGAGCGGATGGGGGCGATGGACGCCCGCCTCCAGGCCGTCGAGCGCGCTGGATCCGTTCAGGCGGCGGGAGGCCACCGATGACAACCGGGGGCCATCGCCGCATGCGCGGGGTCAACCTCCGGGACTGGTAGGCGGCGGGGGTTCGCACGTCCCCAGATCCGGCCCCCGAGAGAGCACGTCCGCAAGCGCATTCGCCCTCTGGGCAAAGAAGGCGGCTTCCTCCAGTTTCGTGGTCACCAGTGACAACTCCCGGGACTTCGGGAGCGCCTCCTCGAGCCAATGCAGCAGCCCGCTGAACTCGAGTCGGATCTGCTCCGATCTCTCGATGCCGCCGTCAGACAACGCCGTCGCTGCGAACGCCTTGTGCATCACTCACCTCCACTTCAAGAAAAGATGCGGTCCCTGCGGCGCCCAGGAGAGAACGCGCCGCGGGACCGCCAGGCCGTCCGAACAAGGGCCCCCAGCCCATGCCCGGCGCCACAACCAACAAAGACGCGCTCGATGCCATCCATTACCCGCCGCTGCCAGGCTCGTCCGCTGGCGGCCCAAGGTGGCGACAGAACAACTCTGCGTCCTCGGCCGTCACCTCCTGGCGCCCCCCGCGCTTGCGGTGGTCGCGCAACCAGTTGGCCACCGCGGTTCCGTCCCACCCGTGCTGGGAGCCTGCCTTCAAGGCCTTGGCGAAGTACACCCCGGCGCCGCGCTCGCGGGCGTGCTCCTCATTCTCGCCCGGCAGCACGTCCACGATGCCGAGGCCCTTCGCGGCGGCCTTCACATCGGCGGACGACGGGCCCGGCTTCTGGGTGTCGGGCTTGGGGTTCTGCCTGCGCATCTCCGCTTCGATGGCCCCGATGAGCGCTGACTCGCTGGCGTGGAAGCGCTTCTTCTCTGGGTTGGCCAGCGCCTTCCGCGCCGCTTCGAGGTAGATGATGAGGTGCCGTGGGTCCGCCCCGGCGATGGCGCCCTTGGGGGCAGGGCCGAAGGTCGGGAAGTGCGTCGGCGCTGCTCGGTTGCTGGCTGGCGGTTCGTCTCCGGCGGGCTCTGGGCGCTGACGTTGACGGGGCGGCGGAACGGCGTCGTTCTCCGGGTCGTCTCCGGTGGGGATCATGAAGCCGTTGAGGATGGCGTACTTCATGGCGCCCGTGAGCGCCTTCCCGGACTGCTTGTCCCCGTAGTCCATGCCTTCCCCCATCGTCTCCGCGAAGTCGAGCTTCTCGCCCGTCTCTCCGTCGTGGGCCGTGAGGGTGAGGTAGACCGCGAGCACGTTGACCTCGCCGTTCTTGGTTTTGCAGATGCGCCACTCGGAACGGGTCAGCTTGTGGGTGACGAAGATGCGCCGGTTCGCCAGTTCCTTGCGCACCTCCGCCAGCACGTCCGCCGCGGTGGCGTAATCGTACCCTTGAGCGGAGTTGTGGCCGTTCTTCGGGATGCGATCGGCATGCGCCATCACCTCGGCCAACTTGGAGACCAGCGTCATCTTGCCAGGCTCGCTCACGACTCCTCCTCTGCGGACACGGTCAGCGTCTCGGACTCCGGAATGCGCCGAACGCCAGGCGGGATAACCTTCGTCTTCTTGACGTGCTCGTTCAGGCCGGACTTGGAGAACATGTCCCGAATAGTCCGCGGCGGCGGTTCGGGGAAGATGGGATCTGCCGCGGCGCCCTCCCCGTTCGCCCACTCCCAGAGGGCGTCGTAGTCCGTCACCTCCAGCACGGCCGGCTTCGTACGCCACGCCAGCATCAGGCCGCTCGGCAGCGTCCGGGACTTCGCACGGCCAACGAGAATCTCGTCTCGGTGCGAGTGGGCGTAGATCTCGATGGCCGTCCGGAACTTCTCGGCCTCGCGCTCCAGCGGCGCGTTCAGTGCCTCGGTCCGGTCGCGGATGCGAGCGACGGCGGCCACCATGAGACGCTCGTTCTCGGAGATGCCGCGCTCGTACTCGGCCCACTTCCCGCCAGCCCAGTCGAGTCCTCCGATGTTCTGGACCCGGCCGTCCCGGAAGCCATCCCACTCCAGCTCGCCCGCCACTGGGTCTGCGCCAGAGGGCGCCTCGTCGGACAGGTCCTCCTCGGTGGGCGCGCTCACGGGCCGACCTCAGAGAGCAACGCGGCATCCCGAAGACACCACGCACAGCGGCCGATTTCGCTCAACGACCCGCAGCAGTCCTCTACCCGTGCCCGCAACCGCTCGACGAGACGCCTCACGTCTTCGCGGGCTTGCCGATGATCGGCCTCCACCTTCGCCACCAACTCCACGGCCTCCTCTTGTTCGATGTCTGGATTGCCCATCGCCTTGTCTGCCGCCGCGTACTCGGCGTCCGTCAGTCGTACCGCCATCACCGCGCCTCCTGTCCCGTCTGCTCCGCCGCCTTCGTTTCCCACTTCCTCACCCACTCCGTCACCTGCTCCAGCGTGCCGGCGAAGTAGATGCGCTCACCCGTGGCCGAGCGTCCGTAGACCTCCGCGGAGCCGGGGCGAAGTCCGTTGATCATGTCCAGGCCCCACGTCACCTCGCGACGCCGGGCCCTGAAGAGTCCGGGGCCGGTGTAGCGCTTCAGGGCCCAGCCGTATGGCCGGAGCGCCGTGAGCATGTCGTGGAAGTCGGAGATGGTCTCAGGCATCGAGGTTGTCCGGATTCGCGCGGCACCGATCGCAGTGCGTCCCGAAGCCAGGAGGAACGCGGTCCCCACACGCCAAGCAGTACCACTCGCTGCACGCCGTGCAGAAGCCTCCGCCGTGGCGGTCCGGACAGGCCGGCCTCAGGCGTCCGTATTTGGTGGCGGCATCCAGCACCATCCCGAGCGCCTCGTCGGTCCGGTCGCCTCCGGTCACCACCTCGTGGCCGGAACCCAGTACGTCTCGGAGGGCAGAGACTTCCTTGATGGCTTCGTCGAGAGTCATGGCTCAGAGACCCAGAGCCAGTCCGACAGGCGCATGCTGGTCGGCGGGTCTGCCGCGAGAACCTTCCCGTCAGTCCCGCAATCCCGAACCATGAAGAGGCCGTCGCGCATCTGGTCCCCGGTCGGATCCGGACTCACCAATGCCCAGCGATCGCCGGACCCCCAACCCGCGCCCGGCACGCGCAACTCGTCCATCTGGTGGCGGCTTGTCTTGCCTGGGATGATGATGGCGACCTGCCCCTGCCTGACGAACGACAGGGTCTCCGGCGTCTTCACCTCCACGTCTCGGACCGACTTCGCTCGACTCATGGCTTGTGCTCCTTCTTCGACCGACCACAGCGCCGGCAGATGTTCGTCCCCGGATGCGCCCTGAAGCCCCAGCAGTTGCGCGCCATCGCCACGAGGTCTCCGAGAGGAGCCCCAGCGGTCCCGACACCACTCCGCCTCCAGTGGGGACCGGGGCCCTCGTCATCGTCGAGACGGGCTTCGGGGAAGAGTCCGGGGCCGGAAGGGTCGTGGCTCACCTGCTCCCCTTCGCGACGCGCGCCCAGAGGTCGTCTGGCATGCACTCCTGGATCCGGGTGTGCCAGGCCCGGACGCGGCTCAACGTCTCCTTGGACTCCGCCTGCTCGGCCACCAGCGCTGCGACGCGCTTCTCGCGGGCCTCCGTGGACATGAGCTTCCACGCCGCCTTCCGGGTCCGCTTCCTCGCTGCCGCCGCGATGCGTCTCTTGGACTTCGCCATGGTCCACCCCTGTTCGTGACCGCGCCCAGAACTACGCCGCGAACCTCGGCACGAAGCACCCATCCAGCTTCCCGGTGCTCCAGTCGATGTGCCTCCAGATGCCGGACACGTCGGTGACCGACGAATAGAAGCATAGCGGCGGGCGGCGCAGTTGTCAAACGCCGTCGAACGTGCGAGAGTCACTGCATGGCGACCAAGAAGCGGAACCGGACGCTTGGCGTTCGGGTGGACGGCAAGACGCGGGAGTGGTTGGAGCGGGTGGCGCGAGAGAACGACCGGAACATCTCATGGGTCATCCGGTCGTCCCTGGAGTACGCCCGGCTCCGCGACGAGGGGGCAGGCCCGACGGCGGCCCGGAAGGCCGGTGCGGCATGACCACTCCTCGCGCTCCAGATCCAGCGTGGGTCCAGTCCCTGAGGGAAGGTGACCGGGTGGCGGTGGCGGAGCACGGCCGACAGGTCTACGCGGGCATTGTGCTCCGGAAGACGCCGACCGGACTGCTCAAGGTGGTCCACGAGTCGGACGCGAAGACCCCCGGCGCGCTCGCGTCGGCCGCGGTCTTCTACGGCCTGCCGCTGAGGTGGCGCTCGGCCGGATGGCTGCGTGGATCGACGTTCGTGCGGCGGTACCTCGTCCCTGCGGAGTCTGAGCCATGAGCGCTCCGCTGATGGGTCGCTCAGTCAGGCTCAGTGAGGCGACCGCGGTGTCCGCTAAGACGGCCCTGTCCGCCCGGTGCGGTCCCGGCGACCGGATGGCGATGTTGGAGATCGAGTGCGCCCTCGCCCGTCTCGACCGCGTCCCCGAGAACAGGCCGCGACGGCGGACGCCCGGATGCCGCCGCTGTGGACGCGACATCGACGAGCGGCCTTGCGGGCCTGACCACGTCGCGCAGGCCCGGACGTTCCGATCGCGGCCCGCCAAGGCTCAGAAGAGAGGAGAGACGGCGGCCATCCGCGAGGCCTGCCTCAGGCGGTGTGGCGGCGTCTGCGAGTGCGGATGCGGGCGTGACCTCCAACTGTTGGCGGTGGGTCGGGTAGCGGAGCTGGACCACATGTTCGGCCGTGGCAAGGGACGTCTGCCACAGTCCGTGGAGACCTGCTGGATTCTCCGGGCAGACTGCCACCGGGACAAGACGCTCAACCGGCCTGGCGCAGCGTCGTGGTGGCGGAAGTTCGCGGACCATGCATTCAGACACGACTACCATCGCGTCTACCATGCGGCGTCCGATCGCCTGCGGTTCGTCGAAGTCCGCTCCTCACTACCAGCAGCACCATGGGTGACCAAATGAGCTACGCCCGCTTCAACTGCGACGGCTCCGACGTGTATGTGTTCGCCAACACGGACGGGTACTTCGAGTGCCAACACACCCGGCTGGTGCCGTCCAAGCTGGGCGGTCCGTCCGGATGGTTCCGCACGGCGGCCGACATGATCGCGCACCTCGCAGCCCACCGCGCCGCTGGTGACGTGGTGCCTCAGGACACGATCGATGACATCGCGGGGGAAGTCCCGTGAGGCCCTGGCACGACTGCCCGAAGTGTCCCCGCGGGTGCGGCTCCATCGGCATCCCGATCCGGGCCGGCAATTGGAACCACCGGGCGGACGCCGACGCGGGGCATCGTCTCGTTTGCCCGTCCTGCGGTTGCGGGTGGGCGGGAACAGACGCCGAGGCGGAGCAGGCTGAACGGGCTCAACTCGCGTGGGAGGCGCTGATTCGGGCAGAGTCGTGGAACGAGCGGAGCGGGTGGTACGCGGCGATGCGCGCGGAGGTCCGGTAGCACTCCCCTCCGCAGTCGTGCTAAGCAGTTCATCAGTCATCGGCCCGCAACCCGATGGCGCAGTCTCCTCGCTGTACCGGAGCCCCCTCCCCGGAAGCGTTGCGGCTCCGGGTTGAGGGGGAGTGTTTGCATGCAACTGAAGATTGAGGACGTGTCCCCGGAGCTGGCATCCGCCTGGCCGAAGCTGTCAAAGGGCAACCGCAAGCTGAGCGAGAGCTACGTGTTGACGCTCGCCATCTCCATGGACTCCGGCGGGTGGGTTCCGGAGGCATCGGAGGTGGTGTTCGACGAGGCCGGCGCGCTCATTGACGGCCATCACCGCCTCGCCGCCGTGGGCGTGCTCGGCCGCGCCATCAAGATGGCGGTGAAGCGCGGCGTGCCGCCGGAGGCCCGGAGCGTCATCGACACCGGCCGGACGCGCACCATGACGGACCCGTTGGGGATGTACCGCACCGTGGACTATGCCAACTGGAGGCGCGCGGCGCTCAACGTGTGCGTCGACCTGCTGGTGGGCATCGGCCAGGACTCCCACAAGAAGCCGCTGATCCGGACGCTGGACGCCTATGACCAGTGGATGCGCCAGTTCAAGGAGGGCATCGACTGGGTGATCACCGCCACCATGCGGGACTCGGGGGCGGCGCAGATGGCGGTGAAGGCGTTCTCGGTGGCGCCCATCCTCGGGGCCTTCGCCTTCGCCCACAAGTTGAGCCCGGCCCTCGTGGCGCAGTTCCACTCCCTCGCCATCCGCGGCGAGGGGCTCGCGGCCCGGCAGCCAGCGCTGACCTTCCGGAACTATGCCATCGGGGACGCACGGCTGACCCGGAGCCGTCGTCTCCCGGCCCGCGGGCGCCGGGAGGCAGCCATCAAGACGCTGTGCGCGATCTACGCCCACCTGTCCGGGGAGAGCATCGCCAAGCTCCAGGTCAACTCCGCGGCCCTCCCGTACTTCCGAGCGGCGTACAAGGGACGCACGGTGGACCGGCTGGTGGAGCCGTTCGAGTCCCCGGAGCCGTCAGCGCCGGTCGCTGCTGCGCACTGAGGTCGTGGCCTAAAAATTCAGGGGGAAAACTTGCAATGGCGCTGAGCATTCAAGACGAGTTGGAATGGATGTCCTGCTGTTCGTGTGGCGTGGCCTTCGCGGCGCCGGCGTCGTTCTGGAAGGGCCGGCGGGCCAACCGGGAGTCGTTCTACTGCCCAAACGGCCACAGCCAGTCGTTCACCGAAAGCACGGCGGAGCGACTCCAGCGCGAGCTCAACCTGCGGACGCAGGAGCGAGACTCCGCGCGAAACGCTCGCGACGCGGCCCAGCAGCGGGCCGAGAAGGCTGAGCGCGCGCTGAAGCGGGCGAAGTCGGGGCACTGATGCCCTTCCTCGCCGTCGAACTGGACGCCGTGAACGCCGCGCCTGATATTGGCGCAGGCCGTGGGGTTGTGGTAGACCGTTGAGCGGTCGCCGGGGCCAGCCGGAGACGAGAGTCCCGAAGCTTGGCGAATCCGCCAACCCGCCCGCCCCTCACGCCTGGCCGCGTGGGGGAGCCGGGCGGGGCTGTTTCTTGGAGGGTTGATGGCGAAGCGCAAGTCAACCGGGAAGCGGCTCCGCTTCGAGATCTTCAAGCGAGATGGCTTCCGGTGCGTCTACTGCGGCAACAGTCCGGTCGAAACGCCGCTGCACGTCGACCACGTCCTGCCCGTAGCCGAGGGCGGGACGAACGATCCGGCGAATCTCGTCACCGCCTGCCAGTCCTGCAACGGCGGCAAGGCCGCGGTCCCACTGGAGGCCAAGGCCCTGCCGCCGCGCGCCACCGCCGAGGAGATGGGCGACCACGCCGAGCAGATCCGGGAGTACTTGGCCGCGCAACGCCTGCTCGACGAGGCCCGGAAGGCGGTGGTGGATTCGATCCATTTTTACTGGGAGGAACGGATCGGCGGGATGAACGTCAAGATGTACGACCGCCTGGGCCGGATCAGCCAAGAGTGGCCCATCGAGACCATTCACGAGGCCATCGAGATCACGGCCGGCCGCCTCGGCACGCCCGGGCAGGAGTACAACCCGGATACCGCCGACCGGCAGTGCCGATACTTCCAGGCCATCCTGCGCAACAAGCGTGAGGGCATCACGCCGCGCTTCCGGTACTACCGTGGGTAGGATTCGGACGGTCAAACCGGAGCTGTTCCTCGACGAGCATCTCGGGGCGCTCTCCGGCGATCACGTCGTTTTGTTCATCGGCCTCCTGACCGTAGCGGATCGGGAAGGTCGGCTCGCGTGGCGCCCCTCCCGACTCAAGGCCACCCTGTTCCCCTACCGGCCGGTCGACGTGGAGGCCCTTGGCGCGGCCCTGGACGCCGTCGACAAGGTGCAGCGGTACGCGGTGGATGGGGAGGAGTACCTCTGGATACCCGGCTTCGTGCGCCACCAACGCCCACACCCAAAGGAGCCGGAGAGCGTTCTCCCGCCCGCGCCGCACCGTGAAAAGAAACGGCCGGCCGTGGAAGGGTCGTCAAGCATCCCGTCGAGTCCCGTGGGAAGGGAAGGGAGGGGAAGGGAAGGAGATCTGGGAAAGGAAGAAGATCTTCCGCGTGCTCCGCCCGCGGGGCCCAGGGTCAAGAAGGACACCGCCGGGAAGAAGCAGCCGTCCGACCCGCGCGAAGGCGGAGACGCCACCTACAAGGCTCTCGTCGCGGCGCTGTTCGCGCTGTTCCTGGAGCATAAGGGGCAGGAGTACGACCCCGGCGGCAAAGACTGGACGGCGTTGGCGGCCCTCCGGGCGAAGCACGACGGGGCGGAGATCATCCGGCGCTGGGGGATTGGCCTCCAGGCGCGCTACGGGGCCCGCTGCGCAACGTTCTGGGCCTTGAGGGAGAAGTGGAACGACTGCGTGCAGCCAGAGGCCACAGCGCCAACCAAGGCCGTTGCGGGCGATCTGCGCAAGGGGACGGTTCGCGCAGAAGACCAAGACCACCTACATGGACCGCCAGGCGAACACGAATTCTGAGAGGAGTGCGCACATGGGAGTCACGGACAGCACGGTCGAGAAGCGCGTGGAGTTGTTGGAGGCGGCCGAAGAGGCATTGGCCGCCGAGGCGATCGGTGCCATGGACAAGTGGGGCGCGTTGACGCGGGCCATTAATGAGGCTCTCGACGCGACGTATGCGAAGCGGGCGAGGTTGGCCCGGTGAAGTCGCTTGCGGAGATCATGCGCTCACAGAAGCGCTTCGAGGTACTCGGTGGCCGGACGCTCGCGGAGAACGCCGCGCACTGGCAGGCGCAGTGGGCGAAGGGACTGGGCAACGTCTGGCCGTCCGGGCCCGGCGGCCCCCCGCGGCAACTACCGCCAGACGAAGAGCTCAACCTCCCGCTCCACCTCGCACGGTGCGGAGTCCCGGACCGCGCCGCGTCCGTGGTGGTGGCCGGTGCGGACATGGACGAGCGCTACCTCTCGACGGTGCTGGCCGTCCGGGAGTGGATGGAGAAGGGCGGCGGCTTTCTGTTGCTCCACGGGGTGTCGGGCGCTGGCAAGTCCGTGGCCGCTGCGACGATCTTCCTCGCGGCCCGCGAGACGCTCGCGTGGCCCGGCGGCGGGGTGACGCGCTACGAGTCCAGCGCCTGCGCCTTCATGGCGGTGTCGGACTTGTCGCGGGACTCGTACTTCGATGCCGACGCGCGGGCGTTGCTGGACCACCTCAAGCGTGTCCGACTGCTGGTGCTGGACGACTTGGGGGCGGAGTTGCTGACTCCGGGGTACCTCGCGACGCTGGACGAGCTGGTGCGGGTGCGCTTCGAGGACCCGCGAGCGCGGACGGTGCTGACCTCCAATGTGAGCGCCAGCCGGCCCAGGGGCCCGGACGGGAAGCCACTGCTGGACGCGACAGGGCAGCCGAAAGTCTCGCCCTTCGAGGAGCGCTACGGAGCGCGTATCGCCCGGCGCATCAGGGAGTCCGGGAAGGTAGTGGCGTGCGAGGCGCGCTCGACCCTCGCCTCCGGGGCAGGCGCGAAGGGGTGGACGCCATGAAAAGCGGCGCGGTGGGTGATGCTGTGTACCGATACATGCTCTTCCGGGAGTGGGACGCGGCTTTGCCGGCGGTGGTCTTCGTCATGCTCAATCCAAGCACCGCGGATGTCGTGGTGGACGATCCGACCGTGCGGCGCTGCATCGCCTTCGCGACGGCGTGGGGTTACGGGCGCTTGGAGGTGCGGAACCTATTCGCCCTGAGAGCGACTGATCCGCGCGCGCTCGCCAAGCACGTAGCCCCCGTTGGCCCAGAGAATGACGAGGCGATCCGGTCAGCCGCTGCGGGGCATGATGTCGTAGCGGCGTGGGGTGTCCATGGCGCGCACCTCGGCCGCGGGATGTGGGTTGCGCGCGAGATGCTCCGACCCTTGGCAGCGCGGCTCTGGCATCTCGGCTTGACGAAGACAGGGCATCCCAAGCACCCGCTCTATTTGCGCAACGACGTGGTGCGCACAGAGTGGGCACCATGAGCCGCTACGCCCGGAAGACCGACGACAACCACCAGCGCATCGTCGCCGCCCTACGCGCCTTCGGAGCGTCGGTGGCGTCCCTGGCGGCGGTGGGAGGCGGAGTCCCTGACTTGCTGGTGGGGTACCGCGGCGTCAACTACCTGTTGGAGGTGAAGGACGGCTCCAAGGTGGCGAGCGCGCGGAAACTCACCGCGGCGCAGGTGGAGTGGTTCGGCGGGTGGCGGGGGCTGAAGCCGAGCACGGTGGAGAACGAGGACGATGCGTCGTGCGCCATCGGCGCGAAGGAGCGGACGTGGCGCGCCGGACGCTGACGTGGTATGGTGAGTGAATGACCAAATGCCCGGCCATCGTGAGCAGCAACGCCAACATCGCCCCGGAGCGCCGAGGGAAGCGCTGCGGGAAGCCCGCTGGCCCGGACGGCTTCTGCTGGGGCCACGGCGAGGGACGGGCGGAGATCAGCGCGCACTCTAGCGCCCGGCAGGCCAAGCGTCGGGCGCTGCGCGAGGAGGCGGCGCTCGCCATGGTGAACGAAGCGCTGCTGTGCGACGGGAAGAGGCAGCGGACGCACGCCATGTTCTTCCGGTGGGCGGCCGAGGCGCTCCGGAAGTGGCGAGGCCCATCCTCGGAGCAGGTGGCGCATGCCATGGCGCCAGAGGCGGAGCGTGGCCGGACCGGCTGCGCCACGCGACGCTGAGCGAGAGGGGATGTCCATGACGACGGACGAAGCGTTGGAGCGAGCGGCGCAGTTGGCCGAGGGACCGTCGCGCGAAGTCGGCGCGGCCAAGTGCGGACACGAGCACTGCGTCGACATCGAGAGGTCGGCGGCGGAGATCCGAGCGATGAAGTCCCCCGGCGCACCGGGCGCCCGGCGTCCACTCGAAGCCCGTCTGCGCGAAGCCCTCAAGGGCACTCCCGGAGAAGGAGTCCCGTACCTAGACGACGCAGTGGCAGTGCTGGCGAAGGCGTGGCGAGATGCCACGGCGGCGCCCGCTGGTGATACGCCGGTGACGGTCCGCGAGGCATGCCGGCGAAGGATGCCGCTCGACGGGACCGACGCGCTCCATCTGGAACTCGCCCTGCAAATCACCGAGCGCGACGCGGCCAGGGCGGAGGCGATCGCTCAGCGAGACTGCGCGCGAGCGCTGGAATTCGAGCTGGAGTGCCCTGGAACCATGGTGGGCGTGGACCTCTGTGGGAAGTGCCGCGCGTGCATCACCCGTGAGCGCGATCATCTGGTGACGGTCCTCGCGAACGAGCGTGCCGCACGACACGATGAACAGGCCAAGCGCATCGAGGCCAACCTCCAGCGCGACCACTGGGAGGTCGAGGCGGAGACGCTGAGAGCGAGGTGCGAGACCTCCTACCGCGAGGGCTACGAGGCCGGACTCCAGCGCGCAGCACAGAAGGTCGAGTCGCGCATCCGCACGGCAATGGCGCTGAGCCAGTCGCCCGCCATGAAGACGCGACCGGACTACCTCGCTGGCCTCGAAGGCGCGCTGACGTTCATTCGGGCTGCGCAGGCAGATCCGGCACCGACGATGGTTGACTCGCTGCCGGCCGCAGTGAAGACGACGCTCGCGAGCAACCCGCTGGACACCTCCACCCCGGACTACTGGGAGTTGGCCGAGACAGCATTCGCCGCAGTCCGGGAGATGTTGTCCCAGAAGCAACGGGCGGACGAGGCGCTCACGCGTCTGGAGTTGGCAGGGCAAGACCTCGACGAGCACCGGAGTGAGATCGACTCTCTCGCCGCCCGACTGGAGCAGACGCGAGGCCGAGCGGAAGAGGCAGAGGTGCAACTCCGGACGTGGACGGACTGGAGCAAACTTACCGCCACCAAGGCCGACGTGGTCTGCATCGAGGGCGTGCGCTTCCAGCGGGTGCGGACGTGAGCGCGCAGCGGGAGCCGTTGGACCCACTGGCCGACGCGCTCCGAGTGGTGTTCAGCCGACGTGGCGCGGCGAAGTACCAAGTCCAGGGCGACGAGTTGGCATGGGCCCGTCAGGTGCGCGACGTGGCCCAAGTGTGCTGGATGCAGGCTGGCGAGCCGGAACGACTGCGCTCCGAGGATGAGGACCGCTCGAAGGTCTGCCGCGATCTCGTCCGCAAGCGCTCGCGAGGCGCCCGACTGCTGCGTCTCGTCCCCACCGGCCCCGCGCCCGTCCGGCCCGTCAGCGAGAAGACGCCCCGGCGGCGGAAGGTGGAGACTCCGGAGTCCTGACGACGCTGCGGGCCATGGAGAGGAGTAGGTCCCGGAAGGCGGGCGGCGTGGCCAGCGCCTCTCGCTTCCCGAGCCGCCTCCGAGTGTCGCCCGGAGCGGTGTCGCCCGGAAAGCGAGTAACGAGTGCCGCGCGCCGATGCCGCCGCTTGATATCTCCGCCACCGTCCGTCACGTAGGCCGGCGCCGTCTCGTCAGGTGGCGGGCCCCACACGAGCGGCGGCGGGAGCAACCCGTGCGCGTAGAGCCACGTCTCTTTCCTCGCAGCGTGGCCATAGTGGAACTGTTCCACCCGACACGTCCACCCGCCGCCGAACGTCCGCACCCACCCGCCAGCGCTCGGCGGACGCGGAAGTCCGAAATGCGCCCATGCGTAGGACGCGGCCGGATGTTCTAGCACGCCGCCCCACGTTCGGACCGCCCTCAGCGCCGCCTCGAAACACCCGCCATCCTCCCCGCGCTTGTAGCCGCGCGTCGCCTCCACAAGTCCCGCCAACCGACACCACCTTGCGCACGGCGGATGCGCCACCACTGGCCACGGCCCAGCGTAAAGGCGCGCGTCTCTGGCCTCATCCCAAGGGTCACATCCCGGCAGATTCCAGTAGGCGCCGCCTTTCGCTACGAACAGGGCCGCAACCATCGGCGGCGACGAGATAAGCACTGGCGGCGGCGAGGCGATCATGGGAGTCATCAGCGAACGCAAGGAGGGAGTTGCAGCGAAAGCACAACAGGCCGCGGATGCGGTCGGACTTGTGGCAGTGGTCCACATAAAGACGACGGGCTGTCCGCATACGCGGGGCCGGAGATCGACAAATCGCGCACCCGCCACGAGCGACGTAGAGGGCGGCGATCATAACCCGACACCCAGACGGACGACCGCCCGGACCGCCAGCGCCAGGCGGCATTCCACCACTTCTCGCTCGCGAGCGCGCGCTAGCGGAGAGTCGCCGCTGAGGTATTTGCCCGCATCCAGTTCGGCCTTCTCGGCTTGCGCCAGCCGCAGCTCCACCAGCGCATCGTGCTGCTCGGGGCTCAACACCTTGGCTTTCACGGTTTCGCCTCCAGCGCCGCCGTGAGCGCCCGTCGCGTCCACTCCGCGAGAGACACCCCGTCACCAGCCGCCGCCTGTTGGATGGACATGCGCAGATCGGCCGAGACGACGAGACGTAGATCGGTCGCGTTGTCCACGCGTTTGGGCCGGTGGGCGAACGGGCGCTGGCGTGGCCCGGAGGCGCAAGGACGGCACAGGCCATCACGGCTTGGCGCCCGCGGGCACCCTTCGGTGGAGCAGATGGGTAGTCCGCGGGCGATGCGCTCCGGGCGGGGGATGGTGGGGCGACCTGGACCGGTCATCTCGTTGCCCTCGCCTTCTGCCACTGCCTCAGAGCGAAGTCGGCCGGCCCCTCTTCCTCCGGCCGCCACGCCGCGTCGAATGGGATGCGCCACAGTCCTCCAGCCCCACGCATCGGGATGGGCTCCGGGAGCAACACCGCATCCCGGAAGAAGAGGAGCCACTTCGCCCCGTGCGTCGGGACCCATGGGCGGATCTTGGCAGCATCGTCCTCCGACACCTCGCACGTGACTCCACCTCGCCCGAGGATGGAGCGGAACTCGCCGTAGCCCAGACGCTCGCGCTCGTGCGGGCTCGATCGGCGCACCACCCCCACCAGCCTCGCCACCCCCACGAGGGCGCCGCGAACCTGCATGGCCATCACCTCCGGAGTGGTGACCTTCCGGCCCAACGCGGGCTCCAGCGCCTTCGCCTCGTCGATGCCGATCCAGTGTCGGCTCGCGTGGATGCCGATCAACTTCCCTACGGCCTCCAGAGGGGGCCTCGTGTCGGAGTTGATGACGGGGCAGTGTCCTGCTGCCAGCGCCCACGCTTCTGGCTGTGGGCGGGTAACGGCATGAGTCAGCGTCTCGTCGCTCATGGCGCCGCCACGAGCGACGCCCACGCGAGGCCCGCCCCGCCCTCGACACCACCGAGCCCCAGCGCCCCGAGCACCGCCGGCAGAGCGAAGCCAGCAGCCAGCAGTGCTGCGACCCCGAGCATCTGAGGCGGCGTGAGACGCACCGCCTCGTCAGGGCCGGGCGCGCAGGCCGTGATGCCGGGAGCTGGGACCGGAATGCACGGCGTGGCCTGGCGGTGCGTGATCCCGGATCTGTTCGTCCAGCGGCGCCCCAGACGCTCCCACTCCGCACGCGCCTGTCGTCCGCCACCGCCGCCGCACTTGTCGCGCACCAAGCCCTCCAGGTGCATGGCCAATCCGCCCATGATGTCGGACGGCCTGCTCTCGCCGAGAGAGTGGGCAGCCGTGGTGAGCGTCCGCGCCAGCAGCGCCAACCCCTGCGCCCAATGGCACCAGATGCCGCCGCGATCCCGAGGGCCTGCGGGGTAGGCGGCGAGACGAGTCAGTCGCTGGCGCGCGTCATCGCCGCTCACCTCCGGGTCGAGGGAGTCCGCGATGTAGCGGCGGACCATCTGCGGGCCCGGAGGCCCACGGACGCCGGCCACGCCGCGAAGGTGGATCTCCCAGGAGTCGATCAAGTCTGCCTCGAGCGTGAGGTCTGGCGGGACCACTGGCAGCGCGCCCAGCGACATCCGCTGGATCAACTCGCGCGGGGAATTCCAGTCACCCTCCGGCCGAGTCCACCGGCACGCCGGCACCCACTTCCACGCCTGGCCACGACCGCCTTCGGGTGCGTCGGATCGACAAACCCAATACGCCGTCTGGCCTGGTGGGCAGTGGTGATGCTCGCCAGCGTCGCGGGTGGGCCGGGGTCCGCAGAGCGTCTCATCCCCGGACGACGCCATGGCCACCGCAGGCAGCAATAGCGCGCCGAGCACCGCCAGCATGCATGCCGCCACCGAAGACGCTCGCTGCGGTGATGCCGGTGATTCGCCCTCCTCTCGCGCCCGTGCGGTCCGCTCCGCTCGCCCGGCCTCCCAGCCACGCCGCAGAGCCTCCATCGTGCTGATACCTCCTGCGGGCCCGGTCGAGATGGCGGCGGTGTGCATCACCGCGGCGTCCACCATCGCGTCCACCATCGTGTCGGAGCGCTGGTGGGCTGCGCGCATGGCCACGTGCGCGTCGTAGCTGCGCTCCACGTCCTCGAGCACGCCGGAGCCATACTCGGCGTTGGCCTTCGCGGCCGCCGCGTCGGCCGCCTCCCAGCTCGGGTAGACGGCGATCACGTCGCTCTGCTCCAGCAGCTCCGCCGCAGACAGGCCGTCTGCGCTCTCCTCGGCGACCTCGACCGGACGGCACCCGCCGTACGCCGGGGACGAGGGGGACAGCTCCGGGTGGTACGTGTAGATGGTCATGTGTTTGCCTCCTGTCCAACCCACGTCCACCATGGACGTGGGAACAACAAGGGCAGTCGAGACGTGCATCGCAATTACGGGTCCGGATTACCGCCAGAGCCACCTCGTCGCGTCTCCTGCTTGCGGCGTGATGGCGGTTCGGCCCTGAATCGTCTCCCGGTCTCGACTGCCCTTACGGTGCTACTTGCCTTCGGTCTCGTAGCGGTGGCTGATCCGCGGCGTCAACGCGCCACCCCGGCGGAGTGAGGTACACGCGCTGACCCTTGGTGCGCGGGCGAAACTGCGGCACGGCGGCGGCGAACTCGATCGTGGTCATGACTCCATTCCCTCCGCCGCCCGGATGGCCCGGACGCCAGTGCAGGACTCCGGCCGCGCCCCGGAGGCGAACGCCAGCGCCACGCGCAGGGCCTCCCCATAGCCGGGGAACAGCGCGGCCCCGGTCGCGTCCAGCGCATCCCCCGGCCCCGAGACCAGCGCAAGCCGGCTGCCAAGCACGCCCACCCACTCCGGCGTCGCCGGGAGCCCGCGGCGCACCACGTACCCCGCCAGCGTCCCACGGGGATAGACCGAGTGTGGCGCAGTCACCTCGTAGATGGTCATCATGCCGAGGTGGTGGACTGCACGTCCTGCGATCGTGGTCATGGTCTGGTCTACTAGGTGATGCGAGAGGGACTACAGATGCTTGTCCGGGTCGTTGCCGCCGGACTTGCCTGGGCGGATCGAGAAGACGCGGTGGGTGGCGTCGCTGGAGACGGGGGCGTAGATCGTCTCGGTGCGAGTGGTGCCGTCGCGGCGGATTACCTCGACCTTGCCGTCCGGGCCGATCTGCGCCACGTCGGCCAGCGCCACCCTCACCGCCCACCGACCGTTCCGCATCCGCGTGTACGTCCCGCGGATCACGGCGCCACCTCGACCATCGCCTCCGCCGCCCGGATGGCCCGGACGCAGGCCCGAAGGCACTCTCCGGAGCGGGAGATCGGCCGCGAGGTGAACCACGTGAGCGCTCGCTCGCACAGGCGGACCTGCTCCGCGTCCCCAGCCTCGCCAGCCTCGGCCATCAGCCGCTCTACCTGCTCGTGCGCCACGCCCTCGTCATGGACCTCCAGACAACAGGTGACGATTCCGGGGCCCTCGGGATTCCGGTACGACACGCCGCAGATCGCCATGACTTCCTCCGGTTCAGACCGCCGCATCCATCGCGCCGACCATGCCCAACAATATAGCACGGCTCGTGCCGCGGTGCCAAATTCGCAAGTACGCACAACCACTCACGTCCGAGTTATGACGCGAGGCGACTGGTATGGACATGTCCGCACCAATCGTCCGAAGTCCGGACAGTCGTAGACGCGACAGCAGAACTGCGCCATTCTGGCGCTGGAGGTGGCGAGCAATGGCGGAGCAGGCGGCGAAGCAGGAGCAGGGCAAGGCGCGGCCACAGGTGCGCAGGGTATGGGTGGAGCCGGGACGGGTGTTCCTCCCGGACGCCGGGAGGCTGGCCGGCGAGGCGGGCAAGTCGGAGATCGACGCCGAGGGGAACGCGGCTCGGGCGCACCGACTGACGCTCACCACCACCGCCGTGGGCGTCGTGGCGCAGTACACCGGGGTACGCCAGGCCGGCGGCGGTCAGCCGCTGGAGGTGCCGCACCGGGTGGTCATCCCGTGGGGAGTGGCCACCATGGCGGAGGTGGATGAGGCGTGGCGTCCATGAGGGCGCCCACCATTGACCTCGCGGGTCGCCTCATCACCGCGACGGGCCAGGTGCTGCCGCTCTGGTACGAGACGACGCTCGAGGCCCACCAGCGTCGGGCGAGCTGATGCCGTGGGTGAAGGGGCAGAGCGGCAACCCGCATGGGCTCTCCGTGCGCCGTCGCGGCGTGCGCGAGTTGGCCCGGCGCCACACCATCAAGGCCATCCGCACGCTCGTCATGCTGTGCGGAGATCCGGAGGATCCATTTCTCCCCGGCGCCGAGGACGAGAAGGTGCGCCTGGGCGCCGCGAAGGCACTGCTGGACCGCGCCTGGGGACCGCCAGACGCTCCGCTGCTGACGGAGATTCCGGACGATGAGCTCCGGCGCGAAGTCGAGCGGCGCGCGAAGCTGGAGCGAGCTGGCGGAGACGTGGAAACCCCAGCAGCGCCGCATTGACGTTCTCCGCGACTCGTTCCCGGAGCAGCGGGCATTCGTGCTGGACCAGGCCCGCTTCAAGGCGGCGTTCACCACGCGTCGCGCCTCGAAGTCGTACTCCTGGGGACTCGACTGCATCGTCGACCACTGGGACCACCCGCGAGCGAACTACCTTTTCCTTGGCCTCGTCCGTCTCGAGGCCAAGCGCGTCTTCTGGGAGGAGGTGCTCAAGCGCGAAGACGAGCGACACGGACTCGGCATCACCTTCAACGAGACGGAGCTGACGGCGAAGTTTCCCAACGGCGCCAAACTCTACGTCGGGGCGGCGGATGCCAATGCCGACGAGATGCGCAAGTTGCTGGGGCTCAAATACCGCAAGGTGTGCGTCGACGAGGCGCAGGACTGGAAACACACCGACCTCAACCAACTCATCTTCCACACGCTGAAGCCGGCGCTCGCAGATCAACGCGGCGCCGTGACGCTCACCGGCACCGCGGGTCTGATGATGGTGGGCCTGTTCGACGAGGTAACGCCATCTAGCGTCCAGGCCGGCATTCGGGGCGAGCGCAACCCGAAGGGCGCCGGGTGGAGCGTCCACTGCTGGGACACCCACGCCAACACCGCCGTCATGGACGACGGGCGCACCATGCGCGACCACTGGGAGGAGGAGATCCGCGAGCTGGTGCAGATGAAGGGCGAGGCCGTGAAGGCAACGCCCTGGTTCCGCCGCAACTATCTCGGCGAGAAGGTGGTTGACGAGGACGCGCTGGTGTACCGCTATGCGGAGGGGCGCAACGACTTCGACGCGCTCCCAACGTACCGCAAGGGCGAGTGGCACTTCGTTCTGGGGTGCGACCTCGGTTGGAACGCTACCGCGCTGGGCGTCCACGCTTACCACGACCACGACCCCAACTTTTACACGCTCCGGAGCGCTCGTAAGCAGGGGCTTGACCTTACCGACACTGCCAACGAGGCCAAGCGACTCAACCGAGAACTCCAAGAGGGCCACCTCGTCGAGGGCACGCAGGCCGAATTCGAGCGCTGGATGATCGACGGGGCCGCCAGGCAGAGCGTCGAAGAGATGAAGCGCCGCCAGGACTGCCCCTGGGCGGCCGCGGACAAGATCGGCAAGTCCGACTTCATCGAGTTGCACAACACCGACATGTTGCTCGGCCGGGTGAAGCACCGTCGCGGCCATTGCGATGACTTGGTGGGCGAGCAGCGGGTGCTCATCTGGGATCAGCGCCGACTCCGGGAGGCTGGCGTCAAGGAGGAGAAGCAGGGCTTGCCCAACCACTGCTGCGACGAGACGCTCTACGCCTGGAGGGAGTGCTACCCCTACCTCAGCACAGTGTTGCCGGCGGAGTCGCCAGCAGCAGGGACCGAGGCGTGGCACCTCCAGCAGCAAGAGCGCGCGTCGGCTGAAGGTGGTAGGGTAGAAGCGGAGATGCTGGAGAGAGCAGAGCAGATGGAGAGGCAACGCAGAGAAGCGGAGGAGAACGACCAATGGCTGTGACGGACATGTACCGGATGGCGTCGTACTGGATGTGCCTGAAGTGCGGCGCGCAGACCATCGACCACGGCGCTGGAGAGCACCACCCGTGTCCGGACTGCGATGGGACGATGATCTCTGCCGCGGCGCCCATACTTCGGTCGAGTCCGATGGCGCCGCCGGCTCAGTTCGTGGGCGAGCAGGGCCCCGGCATCGCGACGCTCGCGCTCAAGGCCCCGCCGCGCCCCCGGCCGGGACGCCACGAGACGAAGTCCTGGGGGCCGTTCGACTCGTGGGAGTCGCTCCCGGATGCTGAGCGTGGGCGGTACGGGTGGGTGTCGTGAGCCCCCGCCGCAAGTCCGGACTCCGGCCGGAGCACCTCGCAGCCCTGAAGCACCTCCCGGATGTGCTGGAGGCGCTGGGGGCGCTGCGGGCAGAGGACGCGAAGGTGCGAGCGTTGATGGGCGGGACTGGCGCCGCCTGGCCGCCGCCCTACACGCCCGAGATGTCGGCGCTCGTGGACCGGCAGATGGCAGAGGGCGAGGCGGCGATGCGCAAGCAGATTGCCACGCATCACTACGGGCCTCCGGCTAACCCCACCCTCGACACCCCAGAGCGCCGCGAGTTCGAGGCCGCTCGCCGCGCTGGCGCCACCATCCCCGACAAGGCTCCGGATCCGTTCGCAGATCCACTGCGCACGGCCTCCGGCGCTCAGCGGGAGCGGATGGCAGAGCAGCGAGCGCTCATCCAGGCGGAGCGGGCGAAGCGGGGGCTTCCGCCGTCCAGCGCCATGCCAGCGCCGCCGGACGAAGACGTGGTGGTGCGCGAAGAGTCTCTCCCGGAGTCGGTCAACGGCTCGACAGGAGCGCAGGAGGAGCGAGGACCATGATGCAGTCGTATGCCGAATGGCTGCGGGATTCGGTCGGTCGGCGGGCGTACTCGGACGCCAAATCACGTGCCGCCGGCAACAAAGCGCACATCTTCGCGCCGACCGTGCCGCGAGGGCCCTACCGATTCGAGGAGTCGCTCTGCCACTTGGCGGGGGACATCATGGCCGGCGAGAGCATTCCTTCGGTGGCTGGCGATTCGAATCGATGCCGCCACTGTGGAAGGATCGGCGACCGATCGGCCAAGGCACGCCTTCTTCGTTCAATCATCGTCGACGGACACTGCCGCCCCGAGGTGGCCCGTGCCTGACGCCCCTCACCCGCTCGAAGAGTCCACCGGAGGCGTGCGCCCAGCCTCCATGCGCAAGCTCGCTCGCGACGGGAAGTCGTGGACGCCCACGGAACAGCGAACGCGGGACAGGCTGATGAAGCAGTTCTGCCGTCTCGAAGGCGCGAGCGGGAACTCGCCGGCCTATCAGCGCGGATGGGATGCAGCATTCGGAACTCCGGAGCAGAAGGCGCGAGCACTGGCGGAGATCGAAGCGGAGAAGGCATGTGGCTTCCCGGCCGCGGAACGCGTGAAGCCCGGATCGGTCTTCTTCCCGAACGGGATCCCAGACCACATCATCGATCCGACGCTACCGCCCAACACGGCAGAACTCCGCTCGGCGGATGGGCAGCGCGTGCGGATCATCCATCTCGGAGACGACGAGTGACCCCCGACACCCTCGAAGCCTACGCCCGCGTCATGCGCTCCAACGGCGTCCTCCGGGTGACCGGAGAAGAGAAGGAGGACGGACTGGACTTCACTATCGAGTTGTACCCGTCTGTCTTCGAGCCGCGGACGGACGCGAAGGACACCGCCCTGCCGATGCCGGTGGACTTGGACGACGGCGAGAAGTGCGCCTGCGGGTGCCTCCGGGACACCGAGCACAACGCGCAGGGCCTGTGCATTGGGAAGGGTTGTCCGGTGTCGCTGTGCAGCCCCGAGGTGAAGCCCTCGCCCATTCCGGGGTAGGGTGGTTGCATGAGCGACTCCGTCTCCGTTACCAGCGGCGTGGCCGTGGGGAAGAACGTCACGGCCCCCGGCGCAGAAGTGCAGGCGTACTCGAAGTGGTGGCTGAAGGACGCCACGAAGTACGACGGCAAGGAGGTGGCGGACGGCATTCAGGCCGCCGTGAATCGCCTCAAGGAGCACCAGGCCGCGCGCATCAATCAGTGCGTCCTCGGCGCTCGCCTCTACGGCAACGCGCCGCTGCTGGCCATGGGCGCGCGTGCGGCGCTCAGTCCCCAGGCCTCCGCAGCGCGCAACGAGGTGCGGGACAACGTCATCCAAAGCATCGTGGACACCTCCACCGCCACCATCGGGGAGAACAAGCCCCGGCCCTACTTCCTCACGGACGGTGGGGACTACAAGCTCCAGCGCCAGGCGAAGAAGCTCAACCAGTTTGACGACGGCATCTTCTACGAGCTGAGGGCGTACAACGTCGGGAGCGACGCCCAGCGCGACGCGGAAATCCTCGGGGACGGGTGGGTGTACGTCGGGAAGGAATTCGGGCGCATCGTCTACCAGCGGGCGCTGTCCACCGAGCTGTGGTGCGACGAGCTGGAGGGGGCGCTGGACGTGCCCCGCCAGTTGCACTGGGAGCGGCCCGTGGACCGGGACCGGCTCATTGCGCTGTACCCGAAGAAGGCGACGCTCATTGCGGTGGCGAAGCGGGCGGATCCAGTCGAGTACGGCGGGCGGGACGGCATCTCCGACATGGTGGTGTTCCGCCGGAGCTGGCATCTCCGGAGCGGGCCGAAGGAGGTGGACCAGAACGGGAAGGCCATCAAGACGGGCGTCTGCGTCGCCAGTATAGACGGCGTGGTGTTGGAGGCGTGCGAGTGGGATGAGGACTGGTACCCGTTCGCTCACTGGATCTGGACTCCACGCCCGGCGTCGTTCTGGGGGCAGGGCCTGGCCGAGCAACTCCAGTCGATGCAGATCGAGGTGTGGAAGCTGGACCGCTTCATTCAGCAGTCCATGCACCGGGCCGGGACGTACAAAGTCTTCTTGGAGGCCGGCTCGAAGGTGGTGAAGGAGCACGTCTCCAACGAGGTCGGTGCAATGGTGACGTACCGAGGGACGAAGCCGGAGTACGTGGTGCCGCCGGCCGTCCACCCGGACTGGTTCACCCGGCGGGACACGCTCAAGGAGAACATGTACGAGGTGGCGGGCATCTCCCGCCTCAGCGCCACCGGAGAGAAGCCAGCGGGGCTCAACTCCGGCGAAGCGCAGCGCGTGTACCGAGACTCGGTGGCGCTCCGGATGAAGACGCAAGAGCGCCTCAACGAGGACGGCTTCATGCAACTCGCGCGGCTGTCCATCGCCACGGCGCGACAGATCGCGCTGGAGACGGGCAAGCCGTATGAGGTGCGCAGCCAACGGAAGCGCTCGCTCCGGAAGGTGAGCATGTCCGCGGAGGAGTTGGACCCGAAGGACTGGCGTCTCCAGTGCTTCCCCACGTCCTCCCTCCCGAAGGACCCCGCCGGCAAGTTCGCCGCGGTCCAGGAGCGCATCCAGGCCGGGTTCCTCACTATGTCCGAGGGAAAGCGGCTGCTGGACTTCCCGGACCTGGAGGCCACCGAGTCGCTCACCAACGCGACGGAAGACCTCATGACGCTCATCCTGGACGACATCGTGGACGGCGAGGGGTACCGCCCGCCGGAGCCGACGATGAATCTCCAGCGCGCGAAAGAGTTGTGCCTCGAGTACATCAACTTCGGGCAACTCCACAACCTCGGTCCGGAGGAGTCCGACTTGCTCCAGATCTGGAATGAGCAGGTGGACGCGCTGATGCAGATGGCGATGCCGCCACCGACGCTCACCGGAGCGGCGCCGGGTGGTGCTCCGGGCGGCGGACCACCTCAGGGTCAGCCGATGGCGCCGCCGCAGAGCAACCTGATGCCGTTCGCGGCGTAGGCGGTTTCTCCCCTTCAAGCCGCTGTGCCCCTCCGGCGAGAGGAGCTGGGCCAGGGGCAGCGCCCCTGCGCGACGGACCAGCGAGGAAGGATCGATCAGCGCGCGCGACGCGCGAAGCGTCGCCTCACCAAAACCGCGCGTCAATCGGGCAATGGGAGGATGAAAATTCGTTCATCGGTCCGTCTGATGCGTGCTGGACACACACGCGCCACTTCGGATCGCTTGACCGCTCTATTCCGGTGCATGTAGTGTCATGACATGCCCCAGAACGGAGCAGACAGCGCACCCACGGCGAGTCCCCCCCAGGCGCCCGGTGCGCCCTCCGCGACTCCCGTCGCCAAGCCGGCGGAGCCGGACCGGGCGCAGGCGCTGGAGTCTCGGCTCGCGGCCATCGAGGCCGAGCGCACCGCCGAGCGGAAGCAGTGGCAGGCGCAGCAGGCCGAATGGACGAAGAAGGACAAGGCCCGCGAGGCGCTGGAGCAGGAGCGCACGCGCAACCCCGCGAAGCACATGAAGGAGCTGTTCGGGGAGAACTGGTACGACGCGGCCACCAAGGCGAAGGCCGGCACCGTGGCTCCGGAGCACGTCTCCGCGGCGCTGGACGAGCGGGAGCAGCGGATTCGGGAGTCCGTCTCCAGCGAGGTGAAGTCCCTCCGGGACGAGTTGGCGGAGCTGCGGAAGGACCGGGAAGAGCGGGCCCGCGAGAAGATCTACTCCCAGGCCGCCGCCCACGTCCGAGGCAACGCGGAGAAGTACCCCCTCACCACCCGGTACCAGAAGGCGGATGAGGTGGGGGCGCTGATCGAGTCCCATTTCAAGGCGACGGCCCGGCAGAACGCGGACGGAAGCTGGGCGCCCGGCGAGATGTGGACGCACGAGCAGGCCGCCGCAGAGATGGAGAAGTACTGGGGCTCCATCCGCGAGATGGTGCTCAAGAGCGAGAACGGCCGGCAACTCCCGGAGGGGAGCACCATGCCGCGGCTGACCATCATCCCGGAGCAGCGCGCGCCAGAGCCCCCGAAGGACGACGCCGAGCGGCGTGCGCGAGTGGACCGGATGTGGGCGGACGTGCAGGCCAAGCGCCAGGGAAGTCGGCCGAACTGAGGGTTTGAGCCGCTCCGGCGGCGGAGGAGCAGCACTTGTCGATCTACGCAGACGTGGCCTCAGCCAATCCGGTGCTCAAGGAGCACTACGACGGCCAGGCGGTGCAGAAGGCGACGTACACCGACAACCCGGTGCTGATGTTGCTGCCGAAGAATGAGTCCGGCGCGGGTGGCAAGTACTACCCGGTGCCCATCAAGTACGAGAATTCGATGGGCCGCTCGGCGGTGTTCGCCACCGCGCAGGCGAACCAGACGGCGAACGCCTTCGCGGAGTTCCTCGTCACCCGGAAGCTCGACTACTCCATCGCCACCATCCAGAACGAGCTGCTGCTGGCTGCGATGTCGGACCGGGACACGTTCGATCGCGAAGTGGTCCAGCCGATCGACGGCGCGATCGAGGCGGCCACCCTCTCCACCGCCTCGGCCATCTTCCGCGACGGCACCGGCACCATCGGCACCATCGCGACCGGCGGCATCACCGCGGGCGTCATCACCCTCACCAACCCGGCGGACGTGGCCCAGTTCTCCATCGGCATGACGCTCCAGGCGAACTCCACCAGCGGCGGGACTCCGCGCGCGGCGTTCGGCTACGTCATCGCCCGCTCCATCCGCAACGGCACCGTGACGGTGGCCTCGTCCGGGCAGGGAGGCGCGGCCGGCTCTCCGACTTCGTGGACCGCCGGGGACTCGCTGCTGGTGTCCGGGGACAACAACGCCAAGCCCTCCGGCTTCCAGGCGTGGCTCCCGATGACGGATCCCACCTCCAGCGACAACTTCTACGGCGTCAACCGCTCGGTGGACTACCGCCTCTTCGGCATCCAGTACGACGGTTCCGGGCAGCCCATCGAGGAGGCCCTGGTGGACCACTCGATGCTGATCGCCCGCGAGGGCGGGGCGCCGGACTACTTCTTCACCAACTTCGGGAGCCAGGCGGCGCTGGTGAAGGCGCTCGGCACCCGCCGGCAGTACGTGGACATCAAGGGGCCAGCCGACATCGGCTTCCGGGCGCTCGAGGTGGACACCGCCTCCGGGCCCATCAAGGTGCTAGCGGACCGCTCCTGCCAGGCCGCCCGCGGCTTCATGGTGCGGCTGGGGACGTGGAGTCTGATCAGCCTCGGCCCGGTGCCGCAGATTCTCCGGTACGAGGACCGCGTCGAGATGCTCCGCGTCTACAACGCGGACGCGGCCGAGGCCCGCATCGCCTCCTACTACAACCTCATCTGCCGCAACCCCGTGCGGAACGGGCAGACCCTGCTGAGCCAGTAGCCCCGAGGGCGCCATGTCCAACCGTCAGTACAGCCAGACGCGGTTCTGCCCCATCCGGGAGTTGGTGGACCTCTACCCGGTGGTGTCGGTGGGGGGCTCCGGGGCGGTGACGCTGAAGAAGCGCCAGTACAGCGCCGTGGGCACCACCAACTCGCCCACCTACTCGCTTGGCAACGCCGCCACCACGGGCGTGGGCTACGCGGTGGGGGACGGCCAGGGGGTCCGCTCGGTGGTGCGCAACTCCGCTGGCAACTGGACCTTCACCCTGTCGGACCCGTACGCCTACCTCGTGTCGGTGGAAGTGGCCCTCATCAGCAACACCAGCGGCGCCGTCACCTCGCCGCTGTGCCCCATCGCCATCGACTCGGACGGCACCAACGTGGCGACCAACACCGCCCTGGGGAACGGGGGCACCATCCAGGTGCTCCTGATGGCCTCGGACGGCTTCACGGCGACGGATCCGGCCTCCGGGGACACCCTCACCTTCCACTTCGTTCTCGGCACCACCTCGGCTCTCTGATGGCGATCACCGCGGCCATCACGCTGTCCAGCGCCACCTGCAAGGCGGAGCAGTCCGTCGCGGTGACGTGCACCGTCAGCAACTCCGGCGGGGCGGCGGTTTCGGTGCTCAACATCGTCCCCACGGCGCCCATCAACGGCACCACGGCGGAAGTCACCACCATCGCCAAGGGCTACCCGCCGCTGGGGCCGAGCCAGACGGTTTCGGTGGCGGCCTCCGGCTCGACGGGCTTCACTTTCCCGGTGGTGCCACACGCGCCCACGGGCAACGGAAGCAGCACGCCGGCCGAGCCATCTTCGCTGGTGTACTCCATCGGCGCCACCGTCTACACGTCCGACGGGGCGATCACCGTGGCGACGCCGGCCACCCTCACCGTCACCAACCCCGCGGGGCTCTGAGCCATGGCCGGTTCTGCCGACACCTACTGCGCCATCACCCAGCCGCTGGGGGCCATCCTCAACCGGACCACCAACTTCATGCTGGCCATCACCAACACGTCCAGCAGCACGGCCTACGAGGTGACCTCCATCTCCATCTGGGCGACCAACACCCAGGGGAGGCCCACCGCCTCGGCGCGGGTGACTTCCCCGAAGTTCCCGCCCAATTCGACCACGGCAGTGGCGGCGTCGAGCACGCTCAGCTGCGCCTTCGACGGCGCCTTTTTCGGGCAGGCGGTGGCAGGCATTGCGTCGGCGGCACCCGAAGTCGTCACGCTCACGGCCCAGGTGCTCTACTCGGACGGCTCGGCCATCAGCTCCAGTCCGCTGGTGGTGAACGTGGCCGATCCCATCTGGGGCCTTCTGCCGGGCGCACCGCCGAATCCGAGCGTCACCGTCTCGTCTCTCCAGTTCTCCAATCCGGCCAATTCCGGCCTGCACCTGCTGGGCTGGGTCTAGCCCGAGGAGTCCCCGCACCATGGCCGTTACCACCACCGACGCCACGCTGAAGGATGGCAACAACGCCAGCCTTCTCCAGGCTGTCCACACGAATCCGGCCGGGGACGTTGTTCCGGCCTTCTCCAGCGACGCTCCTGGGGTGGCCTGCTACTCCGTCTCCATCCTCTTCACCCTCGGCGTCGCGACCCCCACCGAAGTGGTGGTGATGCAGGGCAGCGCCACCAAGACCATCCGGCTCCGGAAGATCAGCGTGCAGGGCTGGTCCACCACTGCGGGAGTCATGAAGTGGAAGCTCAGCCGGCGGACCGCCGCGGGCACCCTGGGCTCGGCGGTGCTGACCGCCATCCCGACCCAGGGGAAGAACGACTCCGGCACCGTGGCCTCGCCCACCCTCACCGTCTCCACCGTGGGGACGGCGAACTACACCACCGTGGGGACGCTCGGATCCATCAACGACTCCGGTGTCGTGGGCTTCAACCTGGCGGCGCAGATCAACAACACCCTCCCCTGGACTCCGACCGCCAACACCCCCGAGGCGTACGTGCTCCGGGGGACCTCCGACTGGCTGACCCTGGATGGCGGGGCGGACGCTGGCGGCGACGCGGTGCCGGCCGGCGGGGTGGCGCTGATCACCATTCACTGGGTTGAGGACGGCTCGTAAAGTCCACTGCCCGCTCAAACTGGAGACCAAAGACATGGCCGACCTGGCACAGCTCATCAAACTCCACAAGGTGGAGAACGACCCCGCCAAGCAAGGGTTGCTCATCAAGCTCATCGCCGAGGACGAGAAGTCCCAGGCGGAGAACCGCAAGGCGCTGCTTGTCCAGCGCGCCGCGGACGGGCACGTCTCCGCTGTCTGTCCGAAGTGCGGCGCGGAGTCCGTCTTCGACGCGAAGAACAAGGCGGCGAAGTGCGGCGCCATGACGGGCACCCAGCAGGCGAAGGACGCGGACGGGAACAAGCACAACATCCCGGCGCCCTGTGGGACGGCGCTCCAGTAGGGCCGCGTGGCTCCGCCGTCACAGACGACGCTGTTGACCATCATCAACTCGGCGGCGGTGCTGGCAGACCAGCCCGTCCCGAGCACGACCACCTACATCCCGAAAGCGACGTGGGTGGAGTGGGCCAACGCGGCATACCAGGAGCTCTACGACAAGCTGATCGAGGCGTACGGCGAGGACTACTACGTCGCTTCGGAACAGACCGTCACCACGGACGGCACCAACAGCACGTTCTCGCTGGCGGACGACTTCTACAAACTGCTGGGGGTGGACTACCTCTACAACGCCGGGGCGGGGCCCGCGGGGCGGCTCACCATCTGGCGGTACAACTTCGCCGAGCGGAACCAGTACACGCTGCCCAACCTCGCGGCGCCCGGACGGCTGGTGCTCCGATACCGGATTCAGGGCTCGAAGATCGCCTTCATCCCGCGGCCCCCGGTGTCCGGGCAGACGCTGTACCTCACCTACGCGCCGCTCCTGACGCCGCTGGCGGCGGACGGAGACACGCTGACGGTGGGGAACGGGTGGGAAGAGTGGATGAAGGCAGCGATGGCGCTCAAGGCCCTGGGGAAGGAAGAGTCGGACCAGGGCCCGGCCGCGGCGCTGCTGGCGAGGCAGGAGGAGCGCCTCGCCACCATCAAGGAAGGGCGAGACGCGGGAGCGCCCTCCACCACCGTGGACGTGTACCGGGTGAACGGGGCGGGCGGGATTGGGTGGTACGGGGACACGTACTGATGGTGCTGGCCCGGCGACAGGAACAGACCGCCGGGCCGACGCTTCAGGTGGATCTACCCGTCCCCGGACCCGAACCCGTCCCCGTCCCCGGACCCGAACCCGTCCCCGGACCCCAACCCGTCCCCGGACCCGAACCCGTCCCCGGACCCGAACCCGTCCCCGGACCCGAACCCGCCCCCGGACCCGGACCCGGCCCCGGACCCGACCCCGCCCCCGCCCCCCCCCCCCACCCCCACCCCGCGCCCGACCCCCCACCCGCC